AGAAGCTGATAATATTTTCAATAATCAAAATTTTCCTCTCATAAACTGAGAGTTGATGAATGTTTTGATTGTAAGTTTTTAATTTTTCTCTTATTTTTTTAATTTCCTGATTTAAAAAATCTTTTTGAAAAAAAAATTCATGAAAATTGTTAGAGTTTAGCTCCATTAAATATAATTTTCTTTTTCGCAAATTCTTCTATTAACACTCCAACCTAAAGGTAAAAATTGTGGATTTGCATTATCTAAAAAATGTTGCCTCCAGGTTCTAACAAATTGTTCAAGAGAGTTGTCTTCTAATATTTTTTCAACCAAAAATTTAGATGAAGTTTCGTGTTTAAAATAATCTCTGGCTACTTTAAATTTTTCTTTATAAACTCCTTCAAGATACCTTAACTGACTTAAAGTAAAAGGGACAGATTGTTCTATTTTTAATAAATTTCTTAGCTTAAAATCAATTTTTGTTCTATGAACATTATTTTCTTTAATCATGTTCTGCAAATGGCGAGTTAAATTATATCTCATTTTTATTTGAGAAATAACTTTAGTCTGCAAAGGACATAAAGATTCGATGTTATATTTTTCAAAATATTCCTTTTTTAATATATCAGCTTTTCTTTCGTATTGTTCATGATGTTTATCACAAACAAAAAGAATATCATGAGAATTTGATTCTTTAAATTTTTCTGGAAAATGTCTTCTGAATTCTCTAGGCACTACATGATGTCTTGTTAGGTCATTTTCGGTTCCACAAACCACACAACAAGCCTCTTTTGGTGTATTCATAAACAAATCATCTTTATCTACACCATGACCTTTTGGCATAACAGTAAATTGAACAATTTTTGATGTTTCACTTATAATTCTAACTAATTTTTTAGCTAACATACCTTTGGCTTTTCTTTCAGTGTGAAAGAACATAAAGCCTCCGTCTGGATGTAAAAAGCTCCAAATTTTAAAACGAGAACTATTTTTTGGTATAGTTTGATAAATTTTACCCACTTATTATTATTTTTTCCTTATTTCATTAATTTCCCACCCATCTGTTAAAAGATTTTTAACAGATTTTACCCAATCTCCACCAGCATCAAGACAATCTTGCATATTCAATATTACTGAATTCTTTTTTAAAGATAGAATGTCTCCTGGATAATATCCAGCTATTTTAATGTCTTCCATAAATATTTTTTTTTAAAGTTAGCTTTTTTTTAATAAAAACTATAACATTGAATCTATTTTATCAATTATTTTACTCATACTGTCAGTATAATTTATTTTCAAATAATAACAACTATTTAAAAATTTTTCAAAACTTTCTTTTTTAAATTCACTGTCAGAATAAAAACCAAGATTTTTCAAAACGTTTTTGTTATACCTTTGCTCTATCTGTTTTTTTATAGGTATTACGAAAATTTTCTTTCCCAAATAAAGACATTCTGATGTTGTTTGAAAACCAGCATTACAAATCGCTCCGCTGCATTGCATTAAATCATTTTTAAAATCTTCAGTGTTTAAATTTCTAACAACACAGTTTTCATTAAATATTGTGTTTTCAACATTATTTGAATATATAACAAAGTTAAAAGTTTCAAACTGTTTATAAAATTCAACCTGTTCTTCCCAGGTATAATTATGAAGATAAGAAACATAAAAACCTAAATCAAAACCAATTTTATCTTTAAGGTCTTTTCTTATGATTGGATTAAATATCTTTTTGTTACTTCTCAAGTAATCAAATCCAATATATTCTCTTACTGGAGATATTATATGGCATGTCAATTTATTCAAAAAGAAAAATAGTTCAAATTTCCAAGTCCACTCAAAAAATTTATAATGATTTCCTATGCCAACAATTTTTTTATTTCTAAATAAAGCAGCCCAGGACGTTATTGGTTCAAAATCTGTTACAACTAAATCATATTCGCTTAAATCAATTTTACGAACAGTTTTAAAAAAATCTATTATATTATTTTGCTTAAAAAGCTCTATAATTCCCAATTCTTTATTTGGGTCAAAAGTTAAACCTTTAAACCGATATTTTATTTCTGTTCCAAAATCTTTTTGATAAGAATCTCCAGAAACCAAAATATCAACAATTGCACCCCTATCCCTTAACTCTTTAATAACTTCAATTGAACGGGAAAAGTGTCCAGAACCCGTTGCTTGCACACCATATAATATTTTTTTATCCATGAAAATGATACATTTTCCAATTTATACCATCAAACTCTAATGATGACAAATTTTCAATCCAATCTCCACTATTCATATATACAACAGAGCCTTTTTCGTTTTTATATTCTTTTATTTGTGGTTGATGAATGTGACCATTTACAACATAATCATAATCCTGGTCTATTGCATGCTCACAAGAAATTTTTTCAAAATCAGAAACAAATTTAACAGCTTTTTTAACATTGTCTTTTATTTTTTTAGATAAAGAAAAAGGAGGTTTTCCAATTTTTTTTAAAAAAATATTTATCCACTTATTTAAGAGTATAATATAATCATATGCTTTTCCTCCAATATAAGTTAACCATTTTCCAATTGTTCCTTTCATGGAAATATCAAATAAATCTCCATGAAAAAACCAATACTTTTTTCCATTTATTTCAAGAACAAGTTTGTCTGATTTTTTAAAGTTAACAATTTCAAAGTCTTCATAATTTCTTAAAAAATCATCATGATTTCCTGTTAAATAATAAACTTCTACATTTTTTCTTATAAAACCAAGTATTATTCTTATAAATTGTATTTGATGTTTATCAAAATTTCTAACATTAAATACATAACCGTCTATAATGTCTCCAAGAAGAATTATTTTCTTTGGATTAATTGATTTTAAATAAACATTTAATTCTTCAGCGTGACATCCATAAGAACCTATATGAACATCAGAAATAACAACTATATCCAAATCTCTTTTCATTGCTATAATTATACAAAAAATATTAATATCATATTAACATAACGTTAAATATAAAAACATCAAAAACACAATATTAATCATATAACGCAAATTAAAAGAAAAAGTTATAGTTTTTTGATTAATTTATTCTTAATAAGCAAAGTTTCATTAAAATCGTCTCTTCTTTCAAAGAAATCATTAACTACTTTATAAAATTTATCAACAAAATCACCCTTTACAGTCTTGATTACAATACCTTCTCTGGTTCCATTTCTATATTCTGATGGAAGTTTAGCTACTTCTTTCACGCTTTCAAGGTCATTAAATACAATTTGTTTTGTTGGAATATAATGAATTGAAGTTTTACTAAGCAAATCTTCCACAAGAAGCGGTGCAATAAATTTCTTATCTTCAACTGACCAAATATCATAAGCCAAAAACCAATCTGGAATATTGTCATAATCCAAAGAGTGCTGAGCCCACATCCATTCTCCATAAATAGAAATCTGACAACCCCATTCCTTCTCAATATTTTTAATATCATCTTCATGAGCATGAACCCAGTTCCAGGCAGATTGAAATTGTTCTTTTGCTGGAGTTCTGATTTTTGAATATCCTTTTTTAAGAATATGATTTCTATTTCTCAACAAAGCAGATAAAATATTTTTGTTAAATTAATGTTAAAAGCGCTAATGATTATTAGTTATGAATAGAAAACAAATTTTCTATTCATATTTATATTAAAATATATGAAACCACTTTACACTCAAGAGCAATTTAATAACGCAAGATTCGATGAAAAACTCCCCATTGAATGTTATTATTGTCATGAAACTTTTTATTCTATTCCAAAGGAAATAAGAAAAGTTTTAAATAATCATCCAAGTATAAAGTTAAAATATTGTAGCAAAAAATGTGCTGGATTGGATAAAATAACAAAACAAAAAATTAACTGTAACCAATGTGGAATTGAGTTTGAAAAATTTAAAAGTCAAATAAAAAAAACAAAAAATCATTTTTGCTCTCGTTCTTGTTCTACAATATATAATAATATTCACAAAATTGGTTATAGACGCTCGAAATTAGAAATTTGGCTTGAATCAAAATTAACTACTTTATATCCTGGCTACAAAATTCTATTCAATGATAGAACCGAAATTAATTCTGAACTTGACATTTATTTTCCAGAATTAAGACTTGCATTTGAACTTAATGGCATATTTCATTATGAAGCAATACACGGACAAGAAAAACTTGATAAAACACAAAACAATGATAACCGCAAGTTCCAAGCTTGTTTAGAACAAGGAATAGAGTTGTGCATTATTGATACATCAACTCAAAAATATGTTAAAGAGTCAACGTCAAAAAAATATCTTGATATAATCATTAATATTATATCTAATAAGTTAATATTTAATGCTCCCATATTGGCAGCGTCAACTTTTTCCTGAACGAATCCGTCAAGAGGGAAGACGGCTTCTTCAACGAAGTCGTCAACTCCCAATCTTGAAATCTCCGCGCTCAAATGAGGAATCCGAGGATAATCTGGCGCTATATATTTTAAATTTTTCATAAAGTGACTTTTCTATAAGTTAAAGATATTCTTGGCTCTGTAACTTCTTTTTCTTTCAAAATAGCGTGTAACCAGTTTGTCTGACAATCTTCCAACATAATCAACAAATCTCCGTTATTCAATACATAACTTATGTTTTCTCCAGTCTCTTTGTTTTTAAACCAAAAAGTTCTTGAAGCTCCCAGGTTAATCATAGGAATAATAGGTTTGTCTCCAATAATATCTTCCTTATCGCTGTGCCATCTGATTTCGTCCTTTCCGTTCTCATACAAATTCAATAAAACAGAATTGGTAAAATACCCAGTTTCAGAACTTATCTTATCTCTAATCTCCAACAATTTTTCGTTCCACAATTCACCTTCCAAATTCAAATTTGCATATTTGTATATAACTTTTTTGTCATACACATAGCTCATCTTCCTGTTTATTTTTTTGTCTAAGCCGTCATCTGTTTTTAAGATGTTCTTCCAGGAAATGTTATCCAACAAAAACTTAAACACTTCTTCCGAGTATTCTTTGCTCAAAAAATTTCTTGACAATATAATATCTTTCATAAAAAATGTTTTTTATTCTTGTTAAACCTTTAGCTTTTTCTCTTTCAGTTAATAAATCAATCAAAACGGTTCCATGACAAATCTTTTTTGGATTGTTTTCATCATAACACCAGCAAGCTAATTTTTTATTTTTTAATTCACCTAATGAGTTATAAAGCTCTTTATTTCTTGAGATATAATCCCTATATTCTTCCAACACTCTTGGTCTTTCACTTTCACTTCTCATTCTAAAAGGATTGCTCCATTTCGATGCAGACAAATTCCTATACACGTTGGCTCTTCCGATATAAATATCATATTCAGCTTCAGGTGTCTTTTTTAAATTCACTAATGAAATCCCAAAATTATTTTTCATTTTTCAAATTCAATAAACTGGTTTGCATCCATAGATTTTCTAATCCATCTTGCAAAATAGATAGACTTGTCTTCATCCAATAATTTCGCCTCTCCAATGTCGTTAAAAGGGACTGTAAATTTATAAGTCTTTCCTTCATACCCGACAGAGTAATAAGCATTCTTTTCGTCCTGGCTAATTTTCTTAACCATTTTGTCTCCTCTGAGAACAATATCTGTGTATTTCATATTAACATTGTTCAATAAAGTTTTTAATGCCTGTCAGTAGCATTGCTTTATCAACATTTTTATCTTTTAATCTTTTCAAATATTCGCCCAAGAACATATTGATTAGATTTGTTTTTCCTTTTTTGTATTCATCAACTTTTCCTGGGAATAATGAAACAATCTCTTTTAATATATCCAAGTCTAAATCTGATTTTTTAATTTTATAATCTTCAAAATTTATTTCTTTTCTATCTAAAGCATCTTCTACAATTTTGTCAATATTATAGTTTGCATTTGATATATTGCTTAATGTAATAAAAAAATCTATTTCAACAGGAAATAAATCCATTACTTCTGAATAAAAATAAACTGTCTCTGGAGGGTTTGCTTCAGAACACCATTTTTTATACCAGGGTCTTACATATCGGTTAAAATATTTTAAAAAAAATGGAATATTTTCTACTCCAATTTCTTTTTTCATTAATTCTTCAATTGTCAAATTGCTTGAATAATCTTCAATTTTAAAACACCATCCAGGATTTATTTTATCACTTCCTTTATCCCAAAATTTAATTAATTTTCCTTCTTCAATCTTTTTTATTCTTATTATTTCACCTGGATTTTCTAACCAAAACAAAATATTAGAATAGCTTTTATTGTAATTATTCAATGACATTTTTTTAAATTTAAAGATGAAAAAATATTTGTGTTTGGTGAGAGATTCGAACTCTCAACGGTCTTCCGACACCCTTCTAGTCCGTAGCTAGACGCTCTATCCAGTTGAGCTAACCAAACATTTAATTAAATTTTGTATCGGTAGAGAGAATTGCGCTCTCAATCCCTTTCGGGCGATAGTTCCTAAGACTATTGCGTATACATTCCGCCATACCGACATATAAGTGCCCAAGAAGGGACTCGAACCCACACACTACTGTTACTTCGCCTTATTTTCTTAAAATAAGATGTCTGCCAATTCCAACACAAGCGCATATTTATAATTATTTCGTTAATTTTGGGTGTCTAACGGAGTATGATTCCGTAGTCTCCTGCTCCACAAGCAGACGCTTTATTCCATTTAAGCGATAGACACAGCGGAAAGTATTCGATTTGAACGAATGAAGCTCTGTACAGAACTCGCTTTTTTAGCAAAAAAGTAGGTTAAGCCACTCCCTCAACTTTCCATATAATTTTTATTAAAGAAAAAATTTAAAACTTTTTTGCGGAAGAGGTAGGGCTCGAACCTACACACCAGTTGCCCGGTACCTGTTTTCAAGACAGGGGAGATACCAATTACTCTTTACTCTTCCAATTTTAATTGCTAAAATTCCCTACAACCAGGGAGTCATACAAATACATTTTCATGCAAGTATGCTCCCCATGTTGTTTATTGTTGGATGGGGTGGGTTCGAACCACCAGTCTTATGGGCCAAAACCATACGTGTTGCCAGTTACACTACCATCCAATTTTAACCAATATGTCAAATAACGTTTGTTGAAAATTAGTCACTTTTTAAAGTGTGCAGTAGTTACCTCGTGCAGGTTTTTCAACTTTAACTACCTCTGAGCTACTGGATTTGAACCAGTGTTTATCTTTCGAATCTTGCTCCCAAAGCAAGCGGGTATAGCCTCTGCCCGAAGCCCAGATATAAAACAAAAAAGCCTCGCAATTTCTTGTGAGGCTTTCCTGAGTTGTTATGTTATTTTTTATATGTCCTTAAACATGATTAACATTTACACAAAACATTCCTGCCTCAATTCCGAGTTGTTGACTCGGTGAGCGATGGAGCTGTGATTGCGATAGTAATAATATGTTTGTTATGTTTTTCATTTTGTTTAAGCCTAAGCTTTCTTTAAATATGTTGAAAAAATTATTTTTCCTTTGTTTTTCCTATTATAACGCAAATCTAAATAAAAAGTTTCAAAAAGTCAAACTTATTTTTAAAATTCTTTTCTATTACTTAATGAAATAATATCTTTACCTGAAACAGGAGTCCACTCAATTGTTTTCAATTTTTCTTCATTTATCTCTATTGTTGCTTCTCCAGTTTCAGGATTATATTCAATAACCTGTCCAAATACATCTATTGAGTCTTTTCCAATAACAACTGGCTTACCTATAACATTCTCAAGATTTTGCCTTAATTTAGTTGACATCTTCATAATTAATAATGTAAGTCAATGAATAATAAATCTTTATCGTCTTTATAATTTACACAAGACCAAGCTGGATGATATTGAGTTTTCATTTTTTCTAACTCTTCTTCAGATACTTTTTTAAGAATATCAGAACCCTCTTCGATGTCAGGATAGTTTTCTTTATTTAAAAGTTCTCCAGAATAAATTTTATCATTGTGTTTTTTATATTGATTATAAACATAACCGTTATTAAGAAATTGGACAAATTTGGACATCACTGTTTTTATTGTCTTTTACCTTAATTTTGCAACATCCACCGTAGAGTGAAGCGTCAAACCGATTTAATATATTCTTTGCAGCATTTATATCTGCATTGTCTGTGTGACCACAACTCAGACAAAGAAATACCAAACCTTGTCGGTTTAACCTATCAGTATGATTACAGTTTGAACATTGTTGACTTGTATAATAAGGAGAGACAGACCTGAAACTAACACGGTTAGCTTCACACTGCATTTCAATTCTCCTTAACCAATATCTCCAATTCCAAATACCAATAGAGCGTCTAATACTTTTAGCCAATAGACGTTTGGCTTTACTCTTCTTACCTATATTCTTTAACTGTTCTACAACAATTAAGTCAGGGCTTTCTTCTTTTATAACTTGTATAGCAATTTCATCAATCCTTTGTTTTAATGCTTTCCTTGCTCTTTGCTGACCTTTACTATTTTGTTTACATCTTTTAACTCTTTCAATGCAATCCTTAATATCCAAACCATATTGATTACTATTATTAATAGATGCTAAAGCATTTATACCTGTATCAATACCAATTTGTTTTACTATATCTTTCTTAATACCTGTTTCTACTTCAAAACAAAATTGAACATAATTATCAGTAATAATATATGAATTTAATCTTTTACCTATACTGTTCCATTTATTATATTGTTTATGTAGTTTAATAGGTAAATCCATTATCATTTTATTACCGATAGAAGCAAGATGTAACCAACAATCAAATTCTTTAACTGACGAAGGTAATAAATCTGCTATTGTACAAGATACATTCATTCTTTTACCTTTATGAATAGGTTTAGATTTCTTTCCTTTCTTTTTTGCTGTTACCGCTAAAATCATATCAACAGCTTCTCTTGCAGCAACCTTTCTTAAACGAGCAGATAACCATGTATCAGGAATATCCACAATAGGTTTAAGTAATTTACCTTTGGATGGTAATTCATTGTTATAAAAATGGTCAATAAATATATTCACCACTCTACCATATTCGGAAAGAATAGTTTTCAACTGTAATTGTTTAGATTCAGTAGAAAATTTTAATGAACATTTAGCTGACCTTATTATTTTCATATTACATTTTTATATTCAACTAACGAATAATCGTATCTATCTCCGTGTATTGGTTTTGCTTTTTTTATAAAATTGTCTAATCTATTATTAGTACTATTATTTAATTTATTAATAACACCACATTTTTTACAGCCACGTTGTTTCTTTTGAAGATTCCAATAATTTTTGAAATTCCTCAATAGTTATGTTTTCATCCAATTCAAAAGGGATGGGAAAAACGTCTCCATTATCCAATTCAAACTCGGTTTTGGTTAATTTAACCACTTTAAATGTTTTATCTTGTAATTTTTTCATTAGTTCCTTCATACTATATATAGTTTAAAAAATACGAAAAGTTGTATTTTTGTCAAAATATTTACAAATTTGTCCAAATTTTTGTTTAGCAGCACTTAACCCTCCTTCAAATAAACTCCCCAACCATTAGATTTACTTCCTGGAGGGAAAATTCCATCTTCGGTGACATCACACCCTCTCATTCCAGATATATCTACACCTTCAAAGTAAATATCTTCTACTCTTTCAATCATTACCAAAGCAGTATCTGGAACATGAAACTTTTCTATAAAATCTTTTAATTGACCTACGGTAAGCCCTTGCCATTTAGTCAATCTTTCTTTTGTTAATTTTTCCATATAAATGTAAATCTAATATTTATTCTTGAAATCTGAGTAATACCATTAGTTTTTTAAAATCTTCCTGATTTGTGCAATAAACAATTTCATTGCTTGAATACTCTTTATAGTGCTCTTTTATAAGTTCTAAATCGTGAACAATATAACCATTATTCCATTTGCATACACAAAAATGTTTCTTTAACACATTTTGACAATAAACATGTGCTCTGTTTTCTGCCCAAGCTTTTGCTTTTTCTAAATTTTCCAACATGGAATATTTTTCGCAAAGATAATATTTTTTTATCAAAATTTATAAGAAACATCTTTTTTATATCGCTCAATAAAATCTTTATTTAAAGATGTGCTCATTATTTTTTGAGAAGATTTTAATGCAGGTAAATCTTTAGTGGTAATATCAAGAAAATTTAAAACGCTTGTAACTGTTTGTTCTGGGCATTCACAAACATCAGTTTCATATGTTATTTTCATAAATTTTTTATCTTTTAAAAATAATTCAATCCACATTTCTTCTTTTTCAATTTCTGAGATTAAAAAATTAATATCTTCTTGAGAATAAGGAATTGATTTAGGTTTAAATTTATACATTTCACTATAATCCCATACGTCACTTTTCCATGCTATATATCTTGAAACAGCTTGAGCTACTTTATTTCTTCTCTTTAACCAAATCCAATGAGTTATTTTATCAAGCATTCCTTCTTTCCAGGCTGAATGGACGTGAGTTACATCATTAAATTTTGTTCCCACTACAAAATTTTCCTTTTTTGAAGACCAAATAACTTTGTCTAAATAAGATTGATTTGTTTTTTCAAAATAATCTTCATAATAAATTCTCATGTCTGGATTAAAATATTCATTTGGAGAACCAAGTCTGTTTGTAGATTCTAACAATTCACAAAAATGACTTGACCCAGTTCTTGAGCCAGTTATTATTCCATAATATAAAAATGGATAAATCATATTTTTGTTTCGCAAAATTTAACAACTTGTGACAAGAAGAATTGTGAAGAAAATTTGCTCTTATCTAATTTTGTTAAATGCTCATGAGCTTGACCAACCTTGCTTAATAAGCCAGGAATTTCATTTGGATGAGAAAAATATAACGGATAATTTTTTCCTAAATATTCTTCAACAGCTGGATGTCTATTAATTATTATTGGAGTATTTCTAACTATACAATCCAAAACACCATTTGAAGCAGAAGCGTCAAACATTTCAGCAACAATAACATTTTCTGTTAATAACTCATCAAATTTTGAAGCAGGAACATAACTTAAATCTTCTGCTTTATTGTAAAAATTACGTAATTTATTAGACTTCCAATATTCAGTAACTTTTGAATCGTATTCTTGAGTCCATTCCATTCCAGTCCAAAGTCTAACTTTTTTAACTCCGCTAATAGAAGGTATTTGGTTTATAAGTTGAGTGTTACGTAAATAAACGCCTAATTGAATTATTTTTTTATCATGATTTTTATTCCAATTAGATAAACTCCATTTATCAAAATCCCCTTCAATCATGTGAGGAATTGAAACAACAGGACAATCTAAATATTTTGCTAACTCGTCCCTATGATAATCAGATAAAGTAATTGCTAATTTAAGGTGTTTTGCACTTTCTTTAAATTCTGGAAGATTTAAATAAACATCCATTCTCTCTTTTTCATTTGAGAATACTGGTGGATGTGGAGGATGATGAAACACGCCAACCCAATCTTCAGTATAAACCTTTGGTTTTGAATAGCAAAAATTTTGTTCAACAAAATCATCAAATAAAATACCGTCTTCAGAATTTAATTTAAACAATTCTTTTACAATATTGGGCCAACCAGAACGATGCAAACCCTTTCCAATAATATCATCAGTTGGATTTCTTAAAAGTTTAATCTTGCTTTTGTCATATTGGTGATTATGTCTTGGATTATAATTTGTTTCTTCATTAAGACCATTACCGCTTCCGCTATGTTGATGTTCTTGAGTTTCCTTTTTAAAAAATTTTTCAAATAAACGTTTTGAGATTTTCATGATTATTATTGTTATTATTGTTAGAGACGCAAAGATTATGGCATTTAAAGTAATCATTTTTTTTATTTTATACTTAGTGCAATAATCGTATTTTTTCAATAAATAATCAAGAAAAAAAAATAAAGAATTTGTTAAATTTAATAATCTTCATAATTACTAATATTTTCTTTGTTTTGATAAAGAATATTTTTTCTTAAATCCAAAGACTGTTTATGTATCTTGAGAAAATTTTTTCTAAGTCTTTTTGCGGCTCTTTTATTTTTCCTTTTTAAAAAAGAATACATATCACTATCTATTTTTTCATATTCCTTAATTAGAGATTTAAGTTTTAACCATTTTAATTCTAAACCATAATTGTCATGAAACATAATATTATTATTTTTCTTTTAAGTTTTCAGGTGAAATCTTAAACTGTTTATCTAAATTTTTTAATAAATTTCTTGTTTTAGCAAACATTTTACTGTTTTCTGTAATCAAAATATTTTCTGACAATTCTTCACCACCTTCTTCACCTCCACCTTCAGCTCCTGGTTCTTCATTTCCGCCTTCAGCTCCTGGTTCTTCACCTCCACCAAACGGAGATTCTCCGCCTCCTCCAGAAGGCATTGTCATGCCGCCTCCTCCACCTCCACCTCCAGTAGATTCTTCGCCAGTCTCTTCATTTCCAGGTGCAATTCCAGCATCCTTTTCATCTCCAGCGCCTTTAGTAAATTTTTTATCAATATCCTTAAACAATCCAATTTTTTTATAATTTTCAGCCGCTTCTTCAATTTCAGCAAACATTTTCTTTTCAACTTTTTTCTGTTTAAGAATAAGTTTTATTTCTGACTCTGAAAAACCCAGAATATTTTGCATTGCCCAAGTATAAGATGTTGGAGAGGTTGCTTCAGCAGAAAACATTTCTTTAAAAACTTCAAGTCTTAATTTCATAACTTCAAGCTTTAATAACTCCTGTTGAGTTGATGGATTTGTTAATTTTAAATTAAAATTGTCCATATCATCCTCAAAACCAAGAAAATAAAGATGAATATTAGCTATTCTTCTAAGTTCTACTAAGATAGCTTCCTGCATTCTGTTTACTGTTCTTGCAAAACGCAAATCAGCCTGTGCAAGAGTTGAACCACCTTCAAGTTTATCTGCATAATTTAAATACGTTCTAGGAACCTTTATAGCAGCGAATAATTTATTTTGAAGGTATTCTACGTCTGCTATATCGTTAAGGTTAGAATTTGATATAAATACTTGATTTTCAGTAGCAAACGTATGATAATTATGATATAACTCGTGTCCATCAACAGTAATGGTTCCAGTATCCATTTTTTCATCTAACCATTCTATAGATATAATTTTGTGATTATAAAAAACCTCATTTTCTTGTTTGTCTTTTTTAATATAATATCTCCAAGCACGAACATTTTTATAACCTAATTCTAACGCAGTACATTTTGCCCATTCACGATAATTTTTAAAACCTCTATCTTTCAACATGTTTTCCAAATTATTATGAGTAAAAATTTTTATGTTCACTAATGAACTTCTAACATCATTATTACAAATATAAAATTCATTTATGAAATCATTGTTTGTATTTAAAACTTCCAGTGTTAAATCGGCTCTTCCTTGTTTGGAAAATTCATTAAAAAACATACTATATAAATCATCAGAATAAACTAATTTTTGCGGTTTTGAAAAAACAGATTTTGAATAATTTTCATCCAACCATAACTTTTTAGAGTTTATGCTTACCTTTTCCTTACTTTCTATAGTGTTTTTTCTTTTTTTAGAATTTACTAATCTTTTATTTAAATTTTCTTCATTATTGTTCCAGTTTAATAGTTTTTCAGTTGATTTTATTTTTCTTTCTGACGTATTCATATTAGCGAATCTATTCTTTAGTTCCGTCTCGCTCAATTCACTTAAATATTTTTTTAACCCTTTTGATATTTTCTTTTTATTTAATTCTGGATTAGACCAAATAGTTTCCATGATAACTTTTTGATGATATTTCATATGGTCAGCACCATTCATCCAAACAATATTTTGTGGACTATTATCAAAACGATTTAAAGATTTGTGATGTCTAATCTTTTTTGTCCCATTTAAATATTTTTCATCAAAAACAAATTCTTTAATCAAACCAAAATTATTAAGACAATCAGTCACCATCCTATGTGTAAAAACCCATTCTTGTTTTTCATTATCAAAAACTCTATGATAATCACTTGTGTTTGATTTCATTTTTTTTGTATCACTATAAAACGGCATTAAGCTATCTCCAATTTTTAAATTCTGAGCTTCAACAAAACCATTAGTTCTATGAACGAATTTATGGTCTGGAGTTGTTGTTATTGTTTTTCCGTTATCTAATGTAATTTTTAAAACATCAGTATTTTTTCTTGTTTCTCCTGCCCATGTTATAATTCCAGGAGCTATTTTACCAGTTTTTGGGTCACAACTATAAACCCACATGTCTTTATTTCCATTATTCCATTCACTTATTATCTCATTTAATTCCAAAACTCTACCATCTAATAAAGGAATTTTTGTATCAAGAGCAATACAAGCGCCTTGCAGTGTTTCTATTTTAGAACTTTTATCTCCTCTTATTGGAATAAAATAATCTTCTTCATACGTGTTCTTTACAAAGACTCCAGAACCTTCTTTAGGAGTAAAATCATTTGTAAAAGATAAACAGGCAAAATTGTGTCTATCATGGCTTCCATCAAGACCAACAACTGTCATACAATAAACATCTTCACCATCTGAATCAATAAGTTCTACTCTTAAAACTTTATGGTTTTTATACTCATATTGTCCCAATTTATTTTTTTCCAAGTTATTTTCATTCCAAGTTATTCTTTGTTTTCTGTAATCTTCTTTTTTTGAATCTAATAATGTTGGATTGTAAATTTTTAAAAATTCATTATAAGATTTAATATTATTTAATTTTAAAAATTCTCTTAATTTTGAACGATGAAAAATTTTAGTCAAATCTCTGTTGCTGTTTTCATTTGCTTTAATAATTTCAGAATAGAATTCTGTATCTTTTAATGACAAAATGAAATTGTCTGCATTAATAAATTTTTTATGCTTTTTTATTTCATCACAAGCAATTTGAAAACATTTATCATTAAATTGTATTTTCATTGCTTTTTTTGTTTCTTCTTTTTTGTTTACATTATTCCAAAAATCAGACATTGCTTTACTTCTGATTTTGTTGTGTTTTTTATGTAATTCAGAAAAGTTATACCAAGAAATTTTTTCTACAGAATCTCTTTCTTTATTACTTTTTGATACTCTTTTCTTTTTTTTATCACTTTTATTCCATTTGATAATTATGTCTTTGTGCATTTTTTTATGTTCATTAAAATCTACCCATTGTAAATTATCTGGTCTGTTATTATATCTATTAAAATCTTTGTGGTGAATTGTATTATGTTTTTTGTTTTCTTTTTCTATTTCTTTAGCAACTAATCTGTGAACAAATTCATAATTACCTGTATTTGGATTGTATATTTGAGAATATTCTTTTACAGTGTCATGTTTTTTAAACAGTTTATCTTTTTTAGCATAAAAAGGCATTAATGCATCTCCTTCGCAAAGTTCATCAGCTCTTTTAGCAGAACCATCTCTTAAGACAAATGGGTGTTCTGGAGCAGTTAATATCCATGTTTCATCATCGAGCCAAACTTTTGTAAGTTTTGTTGCTGTATAATTTTTTCCACACCAAATAACTTTACCAGGAACAATTTGATGAGTATCATCCTGAACTGAGAATACAAAGTTTTCTTTACCATTATCAAACTCTTTGGATAATTCCTCTATTGTTATAGTTCTTCCATCAAGAAGAGGTATTGGTGTATTTTTCCAAACTGGCATAGCATTATATTTCAAATTTACTTGACCAGTTTTAGGGTCAACGACAGAACTTTTTTTCATTGCCGCTTTCATTTTTTCAATGTATTGCGGAATATCTGCTGGGTCTGTATTTCCAACTTCTATGTAATAAACTCTTCTTTCTGGAGCACGAAGCAATCTATAAACAAGCATTGAATCTTCTGCAAGTTGTAGTTGTTTCCAAAGTTTACGGGCAGATTCTAAAATTGAGTTGTGGACAACTATACCGTTAGCATAAAAATTATGATTTTCATTTTCAATATAAATATCGTATACATCTTCTATTTTTTCTGTATTTTCTATTGAAATAATTGGTTCAACAATAAAACCATCAGTCAGTCTGAGTTTTGTTTCATATTTTTCTTTCTGTTTAATTTCGGATTCATAATAATAAAAATAGAAAGATTCTTTTTTGTTGTGTTCTTTATTCCAAAAAAACACTTTTTCTCTTATTTTTGAACAAATTTTTCCAGTTTTTCTTCCAAGTCTTTGCAACAGAATTTTTGCGTCTTTAACTAAATATTCATTAGTTAATTCTAATGAATATCTTTTACAGTCCCATTCATCAATATTGATTGAACCATCTGCCTCATACAAACCTTTCATAAAAGCTTCTTGGATATTTTTTTCCGCATTAAAAACCCATTCTGGGAATCTTTTTGAATAAACATTTCCAACAAATCCGTTCTTTTGAAGTATTTTTTTCAACATTTTTGAACCACACGACACTTGAGAAAAACATAGTTGCCCTTCTTTGTTTGCATTTTTTATAAAATTTACTTTATGCCCAGAAAATTTTTCTAATAAATTGATATATTTTTCATTAATATCATTTTCAACCCCCAACGCAAAACAAACATTATTATTATTAACCCATCCGTCTCCAAGCATAAAACCAAATAACATAGCAAATTCTTCATTTACATATTCTGGAATTAAATTTAAATTTTTTCTGTATCCATTTTTATTTATGTCCTCACAAATTTCTTTGTTAATTTTTATTTTATTGTTTGTTTCAACTTGTTTATTTATAATTAATAAATCCCCAACATTAAGTTCAGACACTTGTTTATATGAAAAGTTGTTTATACTTTTATCATAAAACATTATCTGGTGTTCTATAGAAGATTCCAATTCATTATTTCTTGTTCTAATTTTATAAATTTCTTTTTTTCCAGAACAAACTTTATCTAAAACATTAGACAAAACTCTTTTCTGTGTTTTTGTATCAAAACTCCACACCTTATCTTCGCCTGGGGTAATATCTTTTATAAATTTAACTCCATTTTCCGTTTCTACATAAGTATCCCATTTTAGACATCTTCCATATGGCAATCTTGCTCCATCTGTTGCAATTCTAAAATGTGCTACTTGCCACTCTTCAAAATACATATTATTCAAATCCCATCTAAATCTTGCGGAATTTAAATTTCCATCATATGCTTCTTCTCTATGTAGTTCCGCAACAGGCATGGCTCTACAATCAAAAATTCCTATTTCTTTATCAATTTCCAATTTTAAAAAGAAATCTCCATATTTCATCATTTCTCTTGCCCAAAACATTAGGTTATATTCAATATTCAAAGTATTTAAAAACAAATCTTTGAGAACATTTTTTATTCTTGAGTTGTTAGAGTATATTTGTAGTATTTCTCCTTTTTCACTTTTCGTGCATATTTCATCAGTTAAAATATCAAGTGCTGCCGAAATTTCTGGCGAAGAATCCATAGCTTTAAAATCGTTATAAGCTGTCATTCTATCTGTATCATAATAGATAGAACGAGTATATAAATCATAAGCTATTTTATTAGATTGAACATCAAGAAATTCCTGTTGTTTATCTTCAATTCCTTTATAAGGAGTGCTAGGCTGATTAGTTATAAGTCTTTCTTTAGAATCTGCATCATTTCCTGTTCTTCCTCTTCTTAAATAATCAAGTATTCCTGAAAATATTGTTCCGTTTTGATTTGCCATTTTTATCTTTTGTTTAAATATATATTATTTTGTTTTTTTGTCAATTTAACCTTTAATTGGAGCAAATAACCAGGATAAATCATCTCCATCTTCAAGGTTTTGACCTTTTTTCTTATTAGATTCCATAATTGCTGGTATTTGAATCTTTTCAAATTCAAAATTTGATGTTTGCACCTGAATTCCAGCCATCATTGCATTTATGTTTTCTGCACTCCAATAAATATTATGGAATTCAGAATCTCTCATTACAAGAGCAATGCCAAATGCAAATATTAAATCATCATGATATCCTGGAGCGTGTTGTGGTTTTACATCATTAGAACCCTTTCCTGTTGAAGTATAAACAAATGTTTGAAATTCATCCAACAATCTTTCAGAGTTAATTTCAATTTCTCCTTCTCTCATATATTTTTGAAGAGCTGCAATTAAAACTGGTCTTGTTTTTGTGGTTGTTTGCCAACCTGGAATATCTTCATCTTTAGCAACTTCCATTCTCCAATCTCTATTAAATAATTGCACAGCAGATTTAGAATGAAATATTTTGTCGCTTGGGTATTTTAAATCATTTTTAATTTTAAGAGATGTAACCAAACCAAATGAGTTACACTCTACAGCAATGTAAGCCATATTATAGGCAATAGATATATCTCTAATTACTGTCGCAAATTGGTCTGGAGATATTTTTGCACTATATTCAGCTACTTGTCTTAAATTTAAAGCATCTAAAACCTGTATTGTTGAAAAATCAGAACCATCGCCTCTTGCAACATCGGCAGCAACTATATATTTTAAATTCTTTTCAGGTAAATGCCAAATTCTAAAAGCCGTTTCATAATCAACAAATTTGTCTTTTGGATTTTGATTATCAAACCATTTTATTACTTTTCTTTTACTGTTTTTTAATTTAACTCTAAATCTTTCAAGTATTGGGTTGTCAATAACAAGATTTCTTGAGCCTTCAAAAGACAAATCAAGTTCTTGTGCTATTTTTACAGAATCATATTCCAATCTTTTTCTTTCATTTTCATACCAAGAACTCCAAGGTCGTTCTACTCCAAACTCATCTTTTCTCCATTCCAATCCTTTTGATAGAACTGGATGATTTGCCCAATGAACCATGATAGGATTGAAATCATTTGGGTTTCTTTCTATATTTTTATCTGAATCTTCTAAATCACTTTTTGCTTTATTTGCGGCAACCCAGGTTCTATGATATAAATTACCAGTTCCATATGGAGTTGAAATCATTATACATTTACCTCCTGTTACTGATAATGCCACACCAGCACCCATCCAAATATCATTAGCATGTTCAATGAAAGCTGTTTCGTCTAATATAAGAAGAGTTAATGATTCACCACGACCTGCTTGTGGACTTGATGCTACAGCTTTAAGTGTGCAACCATTTGAAAATTTTAACTCTTTTTGATTATCTACCACTCTTTCTTCTGGAACCATCCATTCTGGTGCTCTATCTAAAAATATTTTAACAGAGTCTACAAAACGAGTTGCTCCTTTATAATCATTGGCGACAATAAGAATTCTTTCATCTTTTCCAAATAATAATAACCAGGCTACATAACCAGCTGTTACAACTGAAAGTCCTTGCTGTCTACTTTTTAAAATAATATTATTTGTATATTTCATGTAATCTCTTATTACAGGTTCTTGGAAATCGTAAAGAGTCAATCTATCTATTAACCTTTTTTCAAGGTCAAATACATAACCGTAATTATTTAAATAATAAATTGGGTCTTTATAACATTTAATGTATTCTTTTATTTGTTCTTGGGTCATAAAAATAATTTACAAGAACCATTTTTTGATTCAGGCTTTTTTTTGGATATGCAAGAAAAATGCTGCATATAAATATATTTAGTTTATATTTAAATATTAAGAAAAAATAAATTTACATGGCTGTTGCAAAAAGAAAGCCACCCGCTTTAGCCAGTGGATTAATTTTTGCCATTTCTTTGTTTCTTTTATTATTTAGCGTTTCTTTTGAAAATTAGTTTTAATAAAATTTTTAATAATTATTAAAAACTGTTAAAATTTTTTTGTTTATTTAAATAATTTTGAAAAATTATTTATTTTAATATAATTATATAAAACAAACAAATCTAATGTTAATAGAAAATACATCAAAACAATATAATAAAGAAGAACATCTTGTCTATAGTTGCCAGTATCATGTTGTCTTCTGTCCCAAATATAAAAGAAAAGTTTTAACTGGCGAAGTGGAAATGAGACTAAAAGAATTAATAATAGAAAAACAAGAAGAATATCAATTCAAAATAATTGAAATGGAAATTATGCCAGACCATGTTCATCTTTTGCTTGATATTCACCCGAAAATGGGTGTTTATAATGTTCTAAATAAAATAAAAGGTTACACTTCCAATGTTATTAGAAAAGAATTTCCTAAAGTTAAATCAAGAATACCAACCTTGTGGACTCGCTCTAAATTTATATCTACAGTTGGAAGTGTTAGTTTAGATGTGGTTAAAAAATATATAGAAGAACAAAAAAACGTGTAATATTTATTTTATATGATTAAAACGTTCAAATTTAAACTTAAAACTACAAAAAAACAGCAGTTGGTCTTCGACCAATGGCTCAATACTTGTCGTTTTATTTATAATTTTTCGTTGTGTTATAAAAAAGAACTTTATTCTTATCACCAAATATCCATCTCCAAATATGACATCCAAAAAGAATTGACCGAACTTCGTTCTATTTATCCTTGGATTGGAGACATCCACTCACAAACAATTCAGGATGTAACAGACCGCCTATTCAAAACATACCAATCTTTCTTTAAAGGTGGTGGTTTTCCGAAATTTCAAAAAAAAGGGGTGTATTCTTCTTTCTCTTTTAAACAAGGAGTAAAAATTTGTCCAAACACAAGTACAGTAAAACTACCTTCAATTGGCAAAATAAAATATTTCAAATCAAAAGAAATAATTGGTGAAATAAAATATTCAACAATAAAAAAACAAATTGATGGATGGTATATTTGTCTTTCTTGCGAGAGCGAAGCTCTTCCAATAAATGAAATAACAAATCAATCAATTGGGGTTGATATGGGTTTAAAAGATTATGTAATAACCAGTAATGGGACAAAATATGATAATCAAAATTTTCTTCGTAAAGATGAAGAAAAATTAAAAATTGTTCAACGTTCCATATCAAGAAAGAAGAAGGGAGGTGAAAATAGGAAAAAAGAGATAAACAAATTAAAGATTTTATATTTAACAATAAGCAATAAAAGAAAAGATTATTTGCATAAATTATCAACCAGGTTGGTGTGCGAAAACCAAGGCATCGTAATGGAAGATTTGCAAATAAGAAACATGAGCAAGAATCATAAACTGGCAAAATCAATACAAGATGCAAGTTGGGGCATATTCAAACAGATGTGTGAATACAAAAGTGCATGGCAAGGAAAAGCATTTGTTTTGGTTCCACCAAATAACACAAGCAAGGCTTGTCATGTGTGTGGGTGGATAAAACAAGACTTAACTTTGGAAGACAGAGAATGGATTTGTGAAGGTTGTGGGGTGGTTCATGACAGGGATGTGAATGCAGCGATGAATGTGTTAAAAAAAGGAAAAAAGAAATCGGAGCCAGGGCATGACTTCGTTATTTGTGGAGGAAAGGCTGTTGAAGAACAGATTTTCGACATGGCTCAACGTTGAGCCAGCCCAAGAATCTCCGATGATTTATCGCGGAGAGTGTCAACAAAATAAATCAGGTTGTGTTACCATAAATTCAGAAGGGATACCTAATATTGGTATCAATGAATCATCAGCCATTATATAAAAAAAAGTTGGTTCATCAAGATTAGCCTTATTATATAAAGTCCAATTAATTGTTGG